CGTTTCCGGCTCAGTTCGTGAAAGAGTCGACACAATACTAAAAACAATCGGAGCAAATAAATGAACGAGATTGAAGCAATTGCAAGTATGCACCTCGGTAAGGCAGGTGATGGTACTGTAGTAAAACCTTACGTTACTCCTGATTCAGTTGATGCCGGTTTGCTTGTTGGAGTGCCTCGCATTCTGAACCGCACTGCATATGAAATCGATGAAAAAGACCTTCCGTTTAAGGGTTATGATATGTGGAACTGTTATGAGTTCTCTACACTATCTGATAACGGATTCCCTGTATCAGGTCTGATGCGTATTCTATACCCATCTGATTCAGTTAACATCGTAGAATCGAAATCGCTCAAGCTGTATCTGAACTCATTTAATATGATGAAGAACGGCTCAAATCTTGATGATGTTATTATGAACGTTGAAATGCGTATCACACATGACCTCGCAGGATGCCTTGGTACAGATAGAGTAGATGTTTGCCTGCTTATGGAAGACGCTATTGTTCGTGCGCCTGTTCAAGGAGACTTCATCAGCGTTGAGAATTATGTTGACCCGTTCAATATGACTTTCGACCAATATAACGAATCGCCAGATACACTTAATGTTATTCCATCGTCAGGATATCCACAGTTATGGCGATCAAGTGTATTGCGTTCTAACTGTCGTGTTACAAACCAGCCAGACTGGGGCGATGTTTATGTCGCTATCAAGGGACCAAAGACAGTAACGCCTGAATCACTTTTACAATATATCGTTTCAATGCGTAAAGAGAATCACTTCCACGAAGAGATTTGTGAGTGCATCTACAAGCGCTTGTGGGACCTACTTGAACCAGAAGAGCTATTTGTTACTTGCTTGTACACACGTCGCGGTGGTATTGACATTAACCCTGCTCGTGGTTCAGACAATCAAGTACTCTACAAGTATGCCGCTGGTCTAACTGATCCTTATTCTGTCAATATTAAAACATTGAGGCAGTAATAGTGGAACTTCCAGACAAAAACGTACTTAATGTAATAAAACAGCTTGAATCCAGAATGGAAGTAGGCTATAGTAAGTATAATGTAACAACCGAGAGACAAGACATTGACCTTCTCGGTTGGTTACAGCACTTACAAGAAGAACTTATGGACGCCGCCGTATATGTCGAGCGTATCAAAGCAGAGGTTCAAAAACTCTAACCTCTTTAAAAAACATACGTGAGTTTATCAGGAAATACAATGAATAATTTTAAACACCTAGTCGTATCGCTATCCGGCGGTATGGATTCTTCCACTCTATTCCTACGTGCATTATCTGAAACAAAGAAGACAGGCGGTACTGTAACTGCGCTGTCTTTTTTCTATGGTCAGAAGCACTATGTAGAGTTGGAACGCGCTAAGGGTCTTGTTGACTATGTTAACGCAAATGGCTTCAACGTTAAGTATGAAGTAATCAACCTTAAGGGACTTCCAGAGCTATTACACTCAGCACTCGTGCAGGGTGGAGCAGAAGTGCCAGAAGGTCACTATGCCGAAGACAATATGAAGGCTACAGTTGTACCAAACCGTAATAAGATTTTCGCGTCTATTACTCAGGCTGTTGCTCTGTCAATCGCAGACAAGACTGAAGAGAATGTTTCAATTGCTCTTGGTATTCACGCAGGTGACCATGCCGTATATCCAGATTGCCGTCAAGAGTTCCGTGATGCAGACGACCATGCATTCCGCATCGGTAACTGGAACGCTGAACGCGTAAATTATTTCACCCCTTATCTTCTCGGGGATAAATATGATATACTACAGGACGGCGAAAAGCTCTGCGCAGAGCTTGGTCTAGATTTCGATACCGTCTACGCATCCACTAACACCTCATATAAGCCAATCCAGCTCGGTGGTAAGTGGTACTCTGATTACAAGTCAGCATCTTCCGTAGAACGTATCGAAGCATTCATCAAACTCGGACGTAAAGACCCTGTAGCATATGCAGACGAAACTGGCCCAGTTACTTGGGAAGTAGCGAGAGATAGCGCCGCAGCTGTTCTTGCAGCCTACGTTCCGACGCCAGAAACACCACCACAATCTCCGCATGCAGCTATAAACTTTACTGAAGGTCCTAAGAATCCTTCACTAGCGACTGGTGCATACGGTCAAGGACTATAATATGGCAACAAATTTTGAAAGAATTAAAGAGTGGTCGGACGAACGTCTGATCACTCAAAACGCTCCAGACAAGAATGGCTTCGTGGCTATGATTGTTGAAGAGCTTGGCGAGTTCATCGAAGCAAAAGAGGTTGAAGACCGCATCGATGCGATGGCTGACATCATCGTGTTTGCATACGGTGAGATTGCCAAATACGGATACCATGGTGATAAAGTCATGGATGAAGTTATCAAGGAAATTAGCTCACGCACTGGAGCGTACAATCCAGAATCTAAAAAGTGGCAGAAATTTACCTCTGACGAAGCTAAGGCTAAGTGGTATGCTGCCGACTTTAGCACATGCAAATTAGAGGGATAATATGGGAATGGAAATCAAGGTACCGATAGAGACCTTACGCAATCGTAAGCTCTTTATCGCGACACCAATGTATGGTGGAGCGTGCGCAGGAATGTTTGCTCGCTCAGTCGCTGACTTATCAGCATTATGCACGAAGTATGAGATTCAAGTTCGCTTCTACTTCCTGTTCAACGAATCGTTAATCACACGAGCACGAAACTATTGCGCAGATGAATTCCTTCGCAGTGGTGATACTCACATGATGTTCATCGACTCAGATATCGGCTTCAATGCGAACGATGTTATCGCTCTTATGGCTCTCCAATCAGAGAATCCAGAAGACGACCAATATGACATTCTAGCAGGTCCATATCCGAAGAAGTGTATCTCATGGGAGAAGATTGTTACTGCAGTCAATAAAGGCTTCGCGGATGAGAATCCACAGAACCTTGAAAAGTATGTTGGAGACTATGTTTTCAACCCAGCGAATGGTTCGAACTCAATCTCACTAGGAGAGCCTGCAGAGGTTCTTGAAGCGGGTACCGGGTTTATGATGATTCGTCGTAATACGTTCCTGAAGTTCGCAGAGAAGTATCCGCAGCAGTCTTATAGACCAGACCATGTTCGCACAGAGCATTTCGATGGTTCGCGTGAGATTATGGCATACTTCGATACACCAATTGACGGTAAGCGTACGAATATCAATCACGAACTGAAAGTGTTCTTGGAGAAGAATCCAAAAGCAACTGCAGATGAGATTGTGGCATTCGTATCTGACCCGAATAATGGCTCACGCGAATATTCAAAGCGTTACCTGTCGGAAGATTATATGTTCTGTCAATGGGTTCGCGATGCTGGTATGAAGGTATGGCTATGCCCATGGATGCAATTACAGCACGTTGGAATGTATGTGTTTGGTGGTTCTCTTGTAGACCTTGCGCAAATCGGCGCAGCGGCTACAGCTGACGTAGCTCAGCTCAAAAGAAAGTAAATATTGGAGTTATATTATGAAGTTTAGTGCACGTACCATCCAAATTCTACGAAATTTCTCAACTATCAATGAGTCGCTCATCTTTAAGCAAGGTAAACAGTTAAAGACTATTTCACAGTCAAAGACTATCCTGGCTCGAGCGACCATTGATACTGAGATTGAAGAGACATTTGGTATCTATGACTTAGGTCAATTCCTTTCGGCTATCTCACTATTTGAGGAACCCGAACTAACTCTTGGTAATAGCTCGCTTACTATTGCACAAGGCTCAGAGAAAATTAACTATGTTTACTCTGAAACGTCGCTGATGCTATCTCCACCTTCAAAGGAAATCGAGATGGCAACTGTTGATGTACAATTCGAGCTAAAGAACGATGTACTGACTAAGGTACAAAAGGCTCTTGGTATTATTCGCGCACCTGAAATTGCAATTACTGGTGATGGTGATAATATCTTTGTCGAAGCTCTCGATACGAAAGACAAATCGAAATCGAACTACCGCGTTGAAGTCGGTACTACGGATAAGACATTCCGTTTCATCTTCCTGGCGGAGAATATCAAGTTACTTCCAGGCGATTACGATGTTAAAATATCTCAAGCAGGGCTGTCATACTTCAAAGGTGACGACGTCGAGTATTGGGTAGCAGTTGAAGATAGAAGCACTTTCAGCGGCTAATTGCTTGATTTTATTATATAATGTGTCTATGTTATAGATACTAACTCTTACATTATGGAATTAAACATGCTTGAAGAATTTCTCTGGACAGAAAAATACCGTCCAAAAACCATCGCAGATACTATTCTACCTGATAATCTCAAGTCGACGTTTCAGGAGTTTATCAACAAAGGCGAATCGCCTAACTTTCTATTAGCAGGACCAGCGGGCGTAGGTAAGACTACGGTCGCTCGCGCTATGCTCGAAGAGATGGGCTCAGATTATATCGTCATCAACGGTTCGATGAACGGTAATATCGACACGCTGCGTAACGAAATCAAATCGTTTGCATCGTCAATCTCGTTCACGGGTGGCCGTAAGTATGTCATTCTCGATGAGGCTGATTATCTGAATGCTAACTCGACCCAGCCTGCTCTCCGTAACTTCATGGAAGAGTTCTCGAAGAACTGTGGATTCATCCTAACCTGTAACTTCAAGAATCGTATCATCGAGCCTCTTCAGTCTCGTTGTTCGGTTATTGACTTCAAGATTCCTAAGAAGGAAATGCCTGCGCTTGCATCGCAGTTCATGAAGCGTGTTACCTACATCCTCGGTGCTGAGAACGTCGAATATGATAAAGCTGTTGTGGCTGAGGTTATCAAGAAGCACTTCCCTGACTGGAGACGAGTTTTAAACGAGCTTCAGCGCTACTCTGCAACAGGTAAGATTGATTCGGGTATGCTGTCGAATATGACAGAGGCAACCTACAAATCTCTCGTAGGATATCTGAAAGAGCGTGACTTCACCAATATGCGTAAGTGGGTTGGTGAGAATATCGATAACGATACTGCTGCTATCATTCGTATGATTTACGATACAGCATCCGTGCATGTTGCCAAGGAATCAATCCCTCAGTTGGTGATTATTCTGGCTAAGTATCAATACCAGGCAGCATTCGTCGCTGACCAGGAGATTAACTTAGTAGCATGCCTTACTGAAATCTTGGTCGACTGTACCTTTGTATGAGCTGGTGGAAACGAGCAAAATGCGGCACGTGTAAGAAAGTTCTCCGTAAAGGAAAACCTATTCACGAACTGCGTATCGGAACTGCCGAAGGATTCCATGAAGTCGAAATCTGTGAAGATTGCGCGCGCTTCTGGGATGCTTCAGGTGAGGTGTTAAACAAGGGTCGTAAAGAAGACGAGCCTGTCGATGAAGATGAAGACGATGAGTAATGTATTTGATTATGTAAACGCAATTAATTTCACCAAAAAAGATATAATGACCGGTACAGAGAATGACGAGCTGGCTGAATCAGGTTATGTACCTTTTATCGTTAACCGAAGCTTGTCCTACTTCCCTGATACCCTAATGTACGCTAACGAGATGAATATGAACGCTCATCTCGACAATAAGCTTCAATTCCATCATCTGATAAATAGCATACGTCCAAAGAAACGATTTTCTAAATGGGCGAAAAAATTGGAAGATAATGACGTTGAAGCGATAAGTCTGTATTATGGTTATAATAATGCAAAAAGTGAAGCCGCGATATCATTACTTTCCCCTGAGCAAATACAACAAATCAAAAAAAGATTGAATAGGGGCGGTAGCACAAAATGAATATAGTAGATACTCTATTAGAGATTAAACTCAAAGCAGAGGATGACTTCCTAAAAGTACGAGAAACTCTGACACGCATTGGCGTAGCAAGTCGTAAAGACAAGACGCTATTTCAATCCTGTCACATCCTGCATAAGCAAGGCAAGTTCTATATCGTACACTTTAAAGAAATGTTCGCGCTAGATGGCAAACCAACGAACTTCTCAGATGAGGATATCGGTCGTAGAAACACGATTGCAAACCTTCTAGAAGATTGGGGCTTACTCACAATCGTCGAACCAACCAGAGCACAAGATCCAAAAGCAACACTCAACCAGATTAAAATTCTACCTCATAAAGAGAAAGATGAATGGACTCTGGTCCAAAAATACAGCATCGGTAAGAAGAAATGAAAACCTTAAAGTTTGAAGCTAGTGAAGAGTTGCTAGTTGATTTGACTGCAATTCACGGGATTGATATCGTGGATCAAATCAAAAATAAACTACTTGAATTAGAAAAAACTTGGGAAGTTGAATATCCTGATGTGAAGGTTAAGCTAAAATTTCATTTAAAACCGGTTTGGATTAAAAATTTTGATGGCTCTGAGTCTTTCAGTTTTACTGTGATAAAAGAGAATATTTCCTCAAAATAACAGTTGCAGTCTTTTCGAAAATAGCCTATAAGAAGGTATAAGGAAAAGGAATAACGATATGCGTACTACAACTTTTAATCAGGTTATTGACGGCGAAACATATAACATCACTGTTCCTATGAATCGCGTCGAAACTATTCTGAATCGCGTTGACCGTTTTATCGACCGTAAAAAGTTTGACAAAGCTGTTGAAGCTATCCAAGAATTTATCGGAGCAGAAGCTGTAGTACAAGTCGCACCTGTCAAAAAGCAGAATGCGGTCGCTGCAATTATTGAAGAGTTCAGTTCTAAGGGTCGTTTTTTCGTAATGGATAAACTGATTGAAAGCGGTTTGTCAAAGACTTCCGCTTACTATCAAGCTCGTAAAGCTGGCCTCTAAAACAGTTGCATTATTACCCTAGCTGAGCTAGATATAATGATAAGCTGAATTGATGGAGGTATGTGTATGGATTTTCGTATTTTTAGTCTTCCTACTGAAGACGACGATAGAAACTTAATCGAATCCCGTTGGTGCGAGCTAAACACTCGTCGTAGAAACGGTGAAAAGCTCGATGAAGTTGAAATTAACTGGATGGATACAGCTAACAACTGGCTATCAGTATCGGAGAGCACATAATGTCTAAACATTTTGAAAATGACTATAATTTTCAATCTTCAGTAGACCGCGAGGCTTTACCATATAATTATGCTGGTAAAACTCCGAAAACTGTAAAAGGTGGTGTGTTCGCCCCATCTGATTACGACCTTATCAAAAAGGTATTGACTTATTATGTCTCTCATATGAGTGAATATGTAGTCATACCTGATGCTGAGCACAAACAAATTGCAAATTTAATGCATAGGTTGAATAGTCGCGTATAAATAACTCAACGGCCCTATAGCTCAACTGGACAGAGCGCGAGTCTTCTAAACTTGATGTCGGGGTTCGAGTCCTCGTAGGGCCTCCATTTTTGAAAGTATATATTATGAAATATGGTATTGTAGCTCTAGCAGCATTGGCACTCGCAGGTTGTGGTGCATCTCCTGAAGAACAAAGTGAATCACTGGACCGTGTTCAGTCAAAACTCCCTGATGGTTGCACCGTCGGTTATGCTGGTGACGTGAGCGTCGCAGGTTCTACTCGCGAGTCTCGCGTATTTTACGTTGTCTGCGGTAAAACTGTTACCGTATCTGAGACGCATACCGAGCAGGAAGGTAAGAACAACTTCGAACAAACCGATGTGGTTGTCTCTCAATTGGATTGATTAGAACTGATATGTTTAGATTCAAAGAAGTTCCGTATAACATTGCAGTTCGCGTAGTTCGTATAAAGAACATGGATAGATATCGTGTGCAGATATGCTATGATTACTTCCAAATCTTTCGCTTTTTAAACACTTGGTCTGATTTATCAGCATATAGTCGTAACGGTTATCGAATTGATTACTACGGTTCTGTTGAGGAAGCTCAGTTCGCTGCAATGGAACAATACAATAGACTCGTTAGTAATGCAAAGGCTGATGCAGAGCGTAAAGCTCTGATGAAGGGCAAAAAGAAAGTCGTATGGGAGCATCCATGACAACAGAAAATAAAAAGAAGTGGGGTAAGCGTATTGCGTTCTTTGCCGTATTCGGCATTACGGGCGCTATCGCTATACTCGGTGTAAACACATATCGCTCCCTCAAGGGATTAGACGATATTGATTGGGATAACCTTAAGTTTTGAAAGTAAATATCGGCCCCTTTCGTAGTGATGTAATCCCGGTTCGACGCCTTATACATTTGTATGAGCATCGTCGCGCACGCAATAACATCGGATATTATAATGACGAATCGATGCATACTTGGTATGATAAGGCCGTATTTGGAACCCTAGAGTTCATCGAAGATATCGTTCGCCCTATCAATAAGTTTGCATACAAGCACCGCGAACGTAAGGTTTCAATTCGTATTGATAACTACGACGTTTGGAACGCAGATCACACTCTCGCGCTCATTATTGCGCCAACCCTTAAGAAACTCAAAGAACAAAACCACGGTTATGGTATGGTCGATGATGAGGATGTTCCAGAGGAATTGCGTCGCAAACCTAAAACAGATACTGATGATTTAAGCGATGAAGACAACGTATCTGAAGCTCGTTGGAACCACATCATGGATGAGATGATTTTCGCGTTTGAATGTCACGCTAATGATGACGATGACTATCAATTCTCACACAATTTCGACCAGCTTGAGATGAAAATGGATGATAATAAAATCACATTCAACCATCAAAAAGATCCAAACAAACCAGCATATTGGGTAGATTACGATGCAAGAAAATTACACAATGAACGCAAAGCAAACGGCCGCAGACTCTTCGCAAAATACTACGAATCCCTCTGGGATTGAGTACTACACGATTAAAACACCTGTATATACGTGGCGTTGTAAATTGACGTTCAATACGCACTTTTCGATTGAGGAAGGTAATCAACCTAATTGGTTTCATCGTAAGCTGCAGGAACTTTGCTTTGGTATTAAGTGGGAAAAGATATGAGCAAACTACAAAAAGGCGATTTATCCTTAATCGAAATAGTCGAGCATGTTGATGACCCAAAGAGATATATAATAACCGGCAAGTTTAAAGGTACCAAGGGTGAGGTTATATTTGCACGTGTAGGCGAGGGTGTTGATGACCCGCGGAGCGCTACTGCAATAGCTTATACCGCTGAAATAATCGCCAAAGAACTTCAAGAGACATATGCACTAGATGCATTTTTAAGAAGAAATAAAAATTGATTTTATAGTTGCCTTTAATAGAAAAGGCTCTATATTAACGATAGACTTGTAGGTAGTCTATAAACACTACAATTCAACAATTGGAGAATACAAAAATGAAGAATGTTATGATGGCTGCTGCTGCAGTTCTTGCTTTCGCTACTACACCAGCGTTCGCAAATGATTTTACCGGACCACGCGTCGAAGTGACTGCTGGCGTTGACGATGCGACTAACGTATTTGATACTACAGACGTAACTTACGGCGCTGCAGTTGGTTTTGACGTTGCCCTTTCGGAAAACGTTATTGCTGGCCTAGAAGCAAACGTTGACAACGTATTCGATCGCCGTGACATCGGTGCATCGGCTCGTCTTGGTTACACTGTAACTGACAACATGCTGGTATATGGTAAGGTTGGATATGCTAACTTCAAGGATACTTTCTCTCGTGAACTCGACGGCCTTCGTGTCGGCGGTGGTCTTGAGCTGGCTGTAACCAAGAACGTTTATGCAGGCGTTGAATACCGTTACACTGACTTCGAAGCAGGAGTTGGTAAGCATGGTGGTCTCGTCAAGCTTGGTCTTCGTTTCTAATAACTGAAGACATTTGATTCAGGAAACCCGGTGGCTTAACGGCTGCCGGGTTTTTTTGTGGCCTTTTTACGAAAAAGAGCCTATAAGAAGATATAACGAATGGAGAATGAAAATGCTTACTTATAGCTTTGAAACGTCACAACCACTCACTGAAGCTCAGCTCATTTGGTTAAATGACCAACTCATTAACAACCTTCCATCCGAAGAACTCGAAGGTTTCGATTTTGAAGATATACCTTCACTCATCTCCGAAATCACTCTCCAAACTGAAGGATAAATTATGAAAAAAATTGTATTGATTGCGCTTATGTCTCTTGCCGTTTCGGCGTGCAGTAAAGCTGAGCCCATTGACAAAAAGTCAGTACGTGAAATGACTGAATCCATGAGCATTGTATGCATCGACAGCGTCCAATATTGGATGGGTGATTGGGGCACTGCGAGTGTTATGTCGCCACGCATTTCTCTTGAGACTGGCGGCTATGTTCGTTGCCCTAAGGTACAGACTACGACAGAAAATATTCCTGTGACGCAGAAAATTAGCGAATAACAGTTGCATTTTTATGAAAAAGAGTCTAATGTAAGATATAGAATGAAGAAATGGAGAAATTGAAATGACTAAGATTGATAATGCTCTTCGCAACCAAATTCAAAATGACGTAGTAGCTGCTTTGGCTGCTGTCGCTGAAAAGTACGGTTTGGAACGTCCTATGGTTGATGTTCGTCGTGCTTCGAACGGTACATTCGTTCGTCTTATGAAACTCGATATGCATGTTAAAGCGCCTGTTATTACTGGCGTAAAAGTAACCGAACTTCCTGTTACTGCAACTTCTGGCGATGCTACTCTGATGCGCGCTCTCGCACGTATCGGCGTTAACAGCACAACCAATCGTAAGGGTGAAACGGTTCTTGCATATAAGCCAAACCGTCCTAAGTATCCTTTCGTATTCCAGGGACCTAAGGGTGGACGTTGGAAGGCTACTGAAGCCGATATCCGCGCTCGTTTCGCTTAAGGAATTCTGAATGTTAGAGCGTATCAAGGAATTTTTCTGGAGCTATCTGGAAAATGTGCTGTGGGTTGTTCAAGGATTCTTTGAAATCCTTTTGCAGATTCTGATGTACTTCCCAGAACTGATATTTCACATTATTGCCGCGATCTTTTCAGGTCTCGGTGATGCAGATTGGTAAGGAAATTAATATGAGCAAGTCAGCAACAGCACAATTCTATATCAATGAGCTCCGTTATGAGAACGTAGAGCGTAAGGAAATCATCGAAACACTCATCGAAGTGCTCGAGATTTCGAAGGCAAATGCTGCCGCATACATCTATAACTTTGATAAGAAGTCAAAGTGACAATCAAAGCCGACATAAAATTCTGCGATGGTTCAACCCATCGCTGTGTCGGCCGTGTTATTAATGGTAAATCGGTACCTTGGACTGATGCAGATGACGTGAAACGCCATGTTGCATTCATAGGTTCAAAGTTCGAAGGTTTTGAACTAGTGAGGGTAATTGAAAATGACTGAAGTAACTGCAACACTTACCAATTGGATGATTCAAGATTACTTCGGTAATATACGCTTGATTGGTACAATCGTAGGTGAAGATTCGAAGGGCCGTTTTGAGGATGGCACCTCAATCGTAACCAGCCCGTTGCTGAACATCGACTTTGTAGAGATGCGTGCATATACGCACTCAGGTTCAGTGTATCAGCTTGAAAACCAACTCGTACGTAGCTAAGAGGTTATCATGGCAATTAAAATTATAGTAAGAGGTAAGGCACCTTCTGAGAAAGTTTGGAAGGGCACCTGTTCTTCCTGTAAATCTGTGTTAGAATGGAAAGAGGCTGATGCCACTTATAAGCAGAATGCCACTCAGAGAGACCCTGACCCTTTCACTCAGATACCATGTCCAGTGTGCGGTAAAACTGTTTCTGGATATTAAATAACAGTTGCACTCTTTCTCATAATAACCTATAAGAAGGTATAAGATGTGAAAAAGGATATTTGTTATGAGTGTTTGGGTAGTATCTTACGATTCAGGAATGTATGGCTCAGGTATTGAAGCCATCTTTTCAACTGAAGCTAAAGCTGTCGAGTATATCGAAGGTTTAGGCAAAGGATATACCACATACGATTATGATGAGGTAGAAGTTGACGCTCGAGTTGGAATTTTCGCATGAGCATCGACGTTTCTATGTCAACCATGCAACTGTCTAAAGGTTGGATTAAAGAAAATCCCGAGACAGTTATCAAATCCGTAACCAAGTTCTGTAGGAACGCTGTGATGTTAGGTATGACTTTTCGTTATGTTGAAACTGAGCATGGCGTTCTTATTACTGCAGCTTATGACCATAGCGTAGAATACGCATGAGTAGGTCACAAACTCAAAGGACTAAGACGCAGATATATAAAAAGCGTCAAGCTCTTCGCGCAATTCATTTCACCAAGCAAGCAGGTGTATGCCTATATTGTAAATGTGATATGGAAAATACTGCAAACCATCGCAATAATGGTAACATCTGTTCACTTGAGCACATTGTACCGCGCCTTTTAGGTGGTAAAGATACTGAATTGAATACGATTTCAGTATGCGTCGCTTGTAACTGTGGCCGTGGGCACGACGTTCTTTCTAATCAACAGATTATGGCAATCCTGCAATACAAGGGTATTCCTGGGATTGTTCCTGTAGCAACCGTGCTATATCACGAGTTCATCGCTTGGGGCGCTCGCCAATTGTTCACTACATCAGTGCTGGTAGGAACCCGCATTCCAGTATAGAAAGTTTTATTATGATATATGAATTTCCTAACATTTATGATATCGACGATGTTCTCTGGGCAATTGAAGGTTGCCCAGAATTCGTTGTGGCTGAACGCGAAGGCTATACTGTCATTAACTACAATGTTATGTTTGCAGATACCTTTCCACCAATCGAAGGTGAGATTGAAGATTACGTACGCGCAGCAACTCGTCGTGAGTGCCGCGGTATTATGTTCAGCAATGCTACTGGTGCAATTATTCGCCGTCCTTTCCATAAGTTCTTCAACGTGAATGAACGCGATGAGACTCAGCATCACGCTATTGATTTGACTGCTGGTCACGGCATTCTCGAAAAGCTCGACGGCTCTATGATTGCTCCATTCACTG